TCCCACAGCTCGTGTCTGCGGAACAACCGCTGCTGGTCGCGGCGGTAGGCCTCGAACTCGCGGCGCAACGTAGCCGTCTCGAGCCGGGCAGCGTGGGCATCCTCCTGGAGCTGGCGGGCGTACTGGGAAGCCGAACTGACCAGGATCGCCGCTCCCTCGGCCCCTTCCTTCTTGCCCTTCCAGCGGGCGATGACCAGATCGACCAGGTACTTACCTAGGCCGCCAGTGGCCACAGCGCCAACCAGCCAGGCGCCAACAGTGTCAAGCGGGGGCATCGGGCCTCTCCGGTCTCTCCCGGGCGCGGTTCACGCCCTCCAGCTTTCTGATCAACCGCCCGCGCCGATGGGCCACCACGGCACCCGGGGCGCCGAGCAGGATGCCGAACGACACCAGCATGCTGATACCGCCCGCGCCTGCCGTGAACGGCGTCCACAGGGCGAATGAGACGCCCAGGCACACCAGCAGCCGAAGTCCAGCCCGCTCCAACCGAAGCCCCCGAAGGTTGTTGCGGGCCAGGCCAATCAACGCGGTGGCGCTGCCGATCGCGAGCGCGGCCAGGAACACCCGGCCACCGATGAACGGATACAGCTTCACCGTGCGCAATGTCAGCGTGTCATACCACGTCAGGCCGACCAGCCCGTAGAGCACGCAGATCACCAGGGTGCCGACCTCGAACGGGTCGATGCTGCGCTCGGCGAGCATCCGGCCACGTCGGTCCCTGGTGATCACATGGTCCCCCGGCGCTGTCGGCTCATGGGGGCAGTCTGACACACGGACCTGGTCGCAGACTTGCTCAGCGTGCCCGTGTGTCTATGGGGTGTAACACCGCAGGGAGTACGGCGACGCCCGCGCCTCGCCGACGCCATTGGTGCGCTGGCCTTCCAGGTTTATCTGGTTGGAGAAGCCGCGCTGGTCGGGGGGCAATGTGATCGTCCCGGTGAACACATTGTTTCCGTTTACGGGCAGAGAGTGAGTGGCGCTGAAAACGTCGCCCACCTGGGTACTGACCCGTATCCGGAAGTTGGCGGCGCAGCCATTGGTGCAGGCCGCGCCGAACATGTAGGTGATCAGGTTCCCTACACCGTTGTACACGCCGAAGTAGATGGAGCCCCACGCGGGCGAGTTGTCCGTAACCCCGATCCAGTCCAGCAGGTTCGAGCCCACGGGCCCCATCGGGATCAGATCCTCCGGCCACTGCCGTCCGCCCTGCCGGTTCTCCTGGAACAACCGCCGGCCGTCCAGCCCGCCAATGTGCAGGGTCTGGTGTAGCACCCCGCCGGAGGGCGAATCGTCGTAGAGGGCGATGGCCGACGTGCCGCCCGTGGAGTCATCGCGCACCAGGCTGAACCCCCGCTGCGCTGGGCTTCCGGGCAGGCTCGGGTCGGCCGGCAGGAAAGACCCGATCCACAGCAGGTTGATCTTGTTACCACTGCCGTCCGTGTGGTTGCCGATCCAGCGCATAAGCCCGGTACTCACCACTGCGTTGACCAGGGGATTGTTCCGCAAGATCGAGTCGGCGACCCGCTGCACGTAGGCCAGTGTTTCGATGAAGTCCGGCGAATGCGGCGTGTACCGCACGGGCGTGGTCACACGTCACCCCCTGTGACCAGAAGCTTGACCTGTTCACTCTGCGAACCCTGCGGCGGGGTGATCACCCAGCCGAAGATTCGCGCGGACAGGGCGGTGAAACCGTGCTCGTCATAAAAGTCCGGCGGCCACGTGAGGTCATTTGTTTCGAAGATCAGGTCATCGCCCAGGATGTACGACCCGAAATAGGGTGGACGGTCCGCACGAATGGTTAGCCCCGTGATGTACCGCTCCCCACTGAGTGCCTCATCGATGCGCTGTGTGCCCTTCGCGTCCAGGGTTGACTGGACCTTGATGTCAGGGTCGGAGAACCGATCCTCGGTTTGCAGGAAACCGTATTGCCACTCCGGGTTGAGCACCAGACTTTTCACCTGGAGATCCTCGTAGCCGTTGCCCCGACCCCACACGATGTTGGGCACGTCGCTTCCGTCCCACGGATAGTTGACCTCCAGCACGTTGCCCGACCCCTCCCGATCGAACCGCAGCCGTGGCAGCCCGGCCAGGCTGCCCAGCCGCCGGCCGAGCTGCGGGTAGCCCAGCACGAACTGGAGCCGGAACGCGGATGCGCTCACCGCGTCGACGCCCGACAGCACCCGCACCGACGTGCGCCACTCGTAGCCGTTGACCACTTGAGAGCGGTCCTGGTGGGCGGCCAACAGGTTGGTCTCCTGGCCCTCCTGATAGGTGAAGTCCCGAACCACACCCGTGAGATCCGTGGGCGGGTCCACGGTGATCCAGCCCGGCCACGGCGCCCCACCCAGCGCCACCTGGGAGAAGACGGCAGGATTTAGCAGGTCGGCCGCCATGGTGGCCTGGTCTACGTCATCCCAGGTCACCAGCTTGGTGATCAGCCGGCGGGCCCACAGCGACTCCACCGTCTGCGCGGTGACCGTCATGCGACCGGTCTGCGGATCGCGCGGCGCACCCCACACCACGTAGTGCTGGACGGGCGTGGCGATCCAGGAATCCAGGACCGGATCGAGTACTTCCCGCACGGCGACGATGCCGGTTTTCCGGGGCACGATCTTGTCCCACGGGTTCAGCGCGCGCACCTCCGGATCAGCCAGCTGGACGGTTCCCTTGAACTCGCCCACGCCTCGGATCACCTCGGACATGCTCACCCCGGACATCGGGATGGGCGCGTTACTGATCACTGTCAGATCACCGAACTGGTAGGAGACCGGCCAGTAGGTCCAGCGAACATCCTGCTCCAGGGAGGGAATGACGGGATCACTGAACGGCGGGTAAGACATCAGGGCACCACGGACCAGATCGCGGCGTCCCCGCCCTTGTCATCCATCCAGATGGCGGAACGGGTATCCCCGTTGATCGCCAACACGTTGCCGCCGCCGATACGCTGCGCGGATAGGTAGAAGTCGGCGTCGGTGTCGTCGGCGGGGGCCTGCCACGGCAGGGCCATGGTGATGCTGTGAGTGAAGCCAGCCACCTGCCCGATCCATTCGAAACTGGATATAATGGTTCCAGAAAGCGGCGTGTCCTTCCGGATGCGAATGGCGAAACTATCGCCTGACGCACCGAACTGGGCGGCCAGTCGAACGAAGAAGATATACCACCCGTTTTGCTTTACCCGGTAGTTCTCAATGGCCAGTTTCGGGAAGTTCAATTCGGTGGTTCCGGCGGTGGTGCCCTGGACTCCCACCTGGGTGACCAGCCGGCCGCCGACCTGGCCGAACGGAATCCACGCGCTGCCCTCGTGCTGGTAGAGCCAGCGTGTGCTGGTGACGATGGACAGGTTCCCGGCCACCGGGTTGGTAATGGTGCCGTCCCGGTCCACCAGGCTGCTGGTGATCGCGGCGCCGCTCAGCAGCCGCCAGGCGGCTCCGTCGTAGCGCTCCAACCAGTCCCGGTCGATACGGTCGATGAGCTGGCCTTCGATCGTCGCCGCCAGGGCGTTGCGCTCCAGGGCGTTGGTGACCGGGATGGGCGTGCCCTCCGGCGCGGTGCGCACGATGCGGGAGGTCATGCTGGTGGGCGTGGTGGCGGTGGCGTTCACCAGCACCTCCACCACCGGAATGAAACTCAGCGGCAGCGCTGGGGCGCTGGGGGCGCCCGCGCTGTTCGCCCCCTGGATGACCGCCGGGGCCACCTGGTTGAGTCCGCTGGCGTCGTAGAAGTTGTCCTTGACCTGGAAGCCCACCACGTCGATCCGGTTCTGGGTGGGGCTGGCAGCGGCCAGCGTGACCGACGTGGAAGAAGGGTTGCTGAACCGGTACTCGCCCGCGTCGGTGGCGAACGTGTTGGCGATGATTCCGGCGCACGCCGAGATGGCGATCTGGAGACCGGCCGGGTTGCTGAACAGCGGGCTGCGGGACAGGAAGAACCCCTGACGGCCACGGTGGGCCTGGGTGTAGTCGCGCACCACGGCCAGCGTGTTCAGGTGCAGGCGGTCCATCAGGGCGGTGTAGGTGCCGGCCTGGAGGAACGCTGGCGGGGTGATCACGGTCATGGGGCTCTCTCCTCACAAGGTCTTGCTTCGCCAGTCCAGGCGCAGCAGTGCGGCCGGATAGTAGGTGCCCGACAGCGAGCGCCAGCGGATGGTGTTGTTGCCCGGCTCGAGCAGGAACGGTCGCCCCACCAACCGCACGGAAGCCGGCGTGACCACCCCGGTCTGGCCGTCGATCACCACCACATCCGTGGCCGAGAGGTTGGCGTTGATCTGGAAGGACAGTCCCGTGGTGGCGTTGGCGATGATCGGGAAGTCTACCGGCCCGGTGACAGTGAACACGGCCTCGGTGGGCAGGTCCCCGGCGTTGAACGCCACGAACTCCCCGCCGATCGAACCAGTGCCCGCACCGTAGTTGTAGCTATAGGTCTTGCTGTACGTACGACCGGTCACCAGGGCACTGTTCGGCAGGCCCTCCTGCGCCGACTCGGCCGCCCCGGACTGGTGCCGGAACGGGTTGGCGGCGGTCAGCGTGAACGACACCACGGCGGCCAGGCCACCCTCCTGAAAGCCCGGTACCACCTGAAAGCGGGCCGGGCCCACCGGCCGAGCGATGAGAGCCAGCCGACGATCGCTGCCGTAGTCGTGCTGCTCCCACACGATGGGTTGGCGGGGCCCAGGTAGGCCCTGCGGCCCCAGGATGCGGCGCACCCGGGCGACATGCTGGCGCAGCAGAGCCGCACTGGGAGCGACGATCAGCGCCTCGCACTCCAGCTCGCGCGGCGCGATCGACTGCGGGCCGGTCAGGGCTCCGTCCCGGCCGCCGGCCACATCCAGCGGGGTCACGTAGGACAGCGACTCCCAGCCCTCCGGCTCACCACACGCCGTGTAGGTGCCGTCCGCCCACTGGTAGTTCCACCAGTAGTCCACGTCCGGTGTTTCGGTGAACAGCGGGCCCATCCGGAACTGGTCGGTGATCGAGGGCACCGGGAAGCTGGTGGGGGCGCTCATCAGATGCCGCCCACGCCGAACACCGAACCCGGACCGGCCATGCCCGACTGGACCGAGCCGACGGAGACGGGCAGGCTGCTGGCTCCCACCGCGAGCCGCTGCGCACCCAGGCGCGCCACCTCGGCGGCGAACTGTGTCACATCAGCGCCCTTCTGCATGACGTTGACCTGGTTGAGCACCACTCCGCCGCCGCCGGCCGCCGCCGAGCCGTCCAGGCCGCCGGAGCTGCTCAGCGTTACCCCACCGGATAGGCCGCCGCCCATGGCGTCCATGGCCGCCGCCGCCAGATCGGCCGCCGCCGCCACCACCTGCGGGGTGATCTTCTCCAGGCCGACGATGGCGCCTTCGCCCACGAATCGGAAGGTGCGCTCAGCCAGCTTCGACGGTGAGGAGATGCCGAAGAACCCGAGTACGGCATCCCACGCCTGGGACACAATTTGCTTCAGCTTGTTAACGATGCTACCGGCGATGCTGCCCAGGCCGTTGACGATTCCCTTGATGATGTTAACGCCCGCGTTGAACGCATCCGACGCCAGGTTTCCCAGGAACCCCAGCACCTTACCCGGCAGGTCCCGGAAGAAACTCACCACGTTGTCCAGACCGGACCTGACCGCATTACCAATGCCTGACAACGTGTTGGCGATAAAGCTGCGAATACCCTCGAAGGCGCCCCGCACAATGTTGCTCACAATGCTTATAGCGCCGGTAAATATGTTGACGATGGTGCCCCAGATCCCGGAGATGATCGACCCCAGAACCGTGAGAATAGTCGTCACCGTGCCGCTCAGGGACTGGAACACGTCCGCCACAATGCCCGCCATTTCAGCGACTACGACGGCGACCAGGCGAATGGGCGGAATTAGGATATTCAGGATCGTAACGACCACCGACGTGATGGGCGGCAGCAGAGCGGAGATCACCCGCGCCAGCTCCAGCACGATCGGCGCCAGCGCCTGGATCAGACCGATCAGCGGCGGCAGCACGGCGGCCACCAATTGCAGCAGCGGCGGCACGATAGGCAGCACGGCGGCCACCAGCTCCAGGAAAACGGGGATCAACGGCAGTAGCGCATCGATCACCTGGACCAGCGCATCGGCCACCTGGATGATCAGCGGCTCCAGCTTGGGCATGATGGCGATCAGTCCGGTCAGGATCGCGCTGGCTACCCGCGCCAGCACTGGCGCCAGCGTCTCGAGCACCCGCCCCAGCACTCCACCCAGGATGCCGGCGAGCTGCACCACCATGGTGATGGTGGGACCGAACACCTCCAGCAGCTTGGCCAGCCCCTGCACCAGCGCCTGAATGCCGGGGCCGGCGGCCTGGAGTGCGGCCCCGAACTGCTGAACCACCACGTTGAGCACGGGCAGGATGGTGCGGGCCACGTCCGCCAGGATGGGAGCCAGCGTGGTGCCGACTACCTGGGCGATGGTGATCACCACCGGGATCACGGCGGCGATGATGGTCCGCATGCTGGCGAAGAACTCTGTCAGAGCCGTCTGACCGGATGCGCTCGAGGCGAACCGGTTGAATGCGGTTCCGATCTGGAGCAGGGTGTCCAGGATGCCACCGCCCGACGCCTGGGCGGCACTGAACACAGCGCCCAGGCCAGCACCGAACTGGACCAGGATCTGGCCGAGCTGGCGCACCGTGGCGATGGCGTTTTCGAAGAACTGCTGAAGCTGGCCGGACGCAGCCGCGCCACGGATGAACTCACCGAAAGATGTCGCCGCGCCCGCGATCGACTGCGTGAGGCGAGGCAGGAAGTTCGAGCCCACCTGGCCGATATCCAGGAACGCGGACAGGGCCGGACGAATGGCAGGCACCAGGTTAGCGAAAGACGCCCGAATATTGTCCACCAGGACGTTGGTCTGCCCGACCGCCCGGCCTGAGGTAGCGAACCCGATGGCCTCCTTTGCCGCCTTGTTCATCTCGGTACCTAGGCCCGTGAATAGCCGATTAGCAATCGGCAAATACTGCGTAGC